CTCGCCTTTCCGTACCCCCCTGCACGTCCACGCCAAGGAGCCTCATGGCCGCGCGCCGTCCCCCCGCGCCGGTTGAGGCGCCCGACGTGGTCACCGCAGCCGCTTCCGACGACCGCGTGGCGACCCTGCGTGCGATGCGCGACGTGATCGCACGGCAGCTCGTCGACCCATCGACGCCGGCACGTGAACTGGCCGCGCTTACGGGCCGGATGCAGTCGCTCCTCGCGGAGATCGCAGAACTCGCCCCCGTGACCACGAAGGGCACCCCCCTTGACGAACTCAACGCGCGGCGTACTGCGCGGGGTGCAGATCCCGCTCCACGCGCACGAGCCGGACGCAAGTGATCTCGGCGATGCCGAGGACGCGATCGACCTTGGTTCGCGCTACGGCCTGACCCTCGACGAGTGGCAGCAGATCGTGCTGCGGTCGTGGCTGGGTCGCCGTCGTGATGGCAAGTGGGCGGCGAACCGTGCGGGCCTGGCGGTCCCTCGGCAGAACGGCAAGAACGCCGCCGTCGAGGTCCGCGAGCTGTTCGGGCTGGTGTTCCTCGGCGAGAAGTGGCTGCACTCTGCGCACGAGGTCAAGACGGCGCGTAAGGCGTTCATTCGCCTGTCGTCGTTCTTCGAGAACTCGCGGCAGTACCCGGAACTGGCCGACCTCGTCGAGGACATCCGCAAGACGAACGGCCAGGAGGCCATCGTCCTGACGAACGGTGGCTCGGTCGAGTTCGTGGCCCGGTCGAAGTCATCGGGCCGTGGGTTCACGGTGGACGGCATCCTCCTTGACGAGGCACAGGAACTGACCGACGAGGCGCTGGCCGCGCTGTTGCCGACGAAGTCCGCTTCACCGTTGGGCAATCCGCAGACGATCTACACCGGCACCCCTCCCGGCCCTCGGGTTTCGGGTGAGGTGTTCACGCGCATGCACGCGCAGGGCCATGCCGGCAAGGACCGGCGCCTTTCGTGGCTAGAGTGGGGCGCCCCCAAGGACGCCGACCTCGACGACCGCGATGCGTGGGCGCGCGCTAACCCGGCGCTCGGCATCCGCCTGTCGCTTGACGAGATCATCGACGAGCGGGCGCAGTTCGACGATGCCGACTTCGGGCGTGAGCGCCTTGGCTGGTGGGACGACCCGGACAACGCGAACGGCTACCTGTCCGCTGCCGTGTGGGCGCTTCTCGCCGATTCGTCGGTGGACGTGCGCCGCGTGACCGGCCCGGTGCTGGCGCTTGACGTTGCTCCGCATCACGCTTCCGCGTCGATCGTTGCGGCGGGGTTCGACAAGGCCCTGGCGCTTCCGGTGGTTGAGTTGGTGGATACGCGCGGCGGTGCCTCATGGCTGCCGGAACGTGCCGCACATCTCGCGGTCCAGTACCGCGCCACGGTCGCCATGAACACGGCGGGGCCCATCGGTTCGCTGATTCCGGAGTTCGAGCGTCTCGGCCTTGAGTGGGTCGACGTCAAGGGCGGCGACTATGCGAAGGCGTGCGGGCTGCTCGTCGCGGACGTGAACCAGTCGGGCCTGCGACACCGGGGTGAGGCCGCTTTCGCTGCCGCTGTCATTGGCGCCAAGACTCGCAAGGTCGGCGACGGCTTCCAGTTCTCCCGCTCCGACTCCTCGGTCGACATCACCCCGCTTGTCGCCGCCGCCGTCGCCATGTGGGCGCTCGGTCGTGAGCGTGTCCCGTTGGCGGATGCCGACCTACTTCAGACCTTCCATTGACAGGAGCCCCCGTGCGCTACGTCACCACGCTCCTCGAGGTCGCGGCGTGCGGGTTCCTGTCCGCCGCTGCTGTCGTCGCCTTCGGGCTCGCTGGCGCGCTCGCCGCTGCTGGCGGGCTGTGCGTTGCGGCGTCCTACGTCATCTCGCGGGGTAGCGCATGAGTCTCCTGTTCGGTCGCAAGGCCGAGGCCCGCGCGATCTCCTACGGCGACCTGTGGTCCCGTGGCGGCGACGTGACGGCCATCTCGGCGTCGTCGATCAACGCCGCCCTCCGGCTCGCCCCCGTCTACTCCGCTACCCGACTGATCGCCGACCAGTTCGCCGCCGCGCCGCTGCGTGCGTACAAGGTGGCGCCGGACGGCACGCGCGGTCGCATGGACCGTCAGCCGTCGCTCATCACCGCCCCGTCGTCGACGGTGTCCGCGTTCACGTGGAAGTACCAGGCGATCACGTCGGTACTGCTGCGCGGCAACGCGTACGGCGTCATCACGTCCACGGACGCGAACGGCTGGCCGACGGCGATCGAATGGCTGAACCCCGACGACGTGTCGGTGGACGAGTCGGGTCGGCTGCCGGAGTACGCGTTCAAGGGCCGTGTCCTCGACCGCATGTCCGTCGTTCACATCCCCGGCTACGTCGTCGCGGGTTCGTGCATCGGCGCTTCGCCGCTGACCGCGTTCAAGACGGTCATCGAGACGGGGCTTCGGGCGCAGGAGTTCGGCAACGACTGGTTCAAGAACGGTGCTGTCCCTGGCGGCATCCTCAAGAACACGGCGCAGCAGATTGGCCCCGAGGTGGCGCAGGCTGCCCGCGATCGGTTCAAGGCTGCGACTCGTGGCCGTGAACTGTTCGTCACCGGCAGCGATTGGGACTACTCGACGCTGTCCGTGCCGGCGGACGAGGCGCGGTTCATCGAGACGCTGAAGCTGACTGCGACGCAGATCGCCAACGTGTACGGCGTCCCGCCTGAGCGTGTCGGCGGCGAAACCGGGTCGTCCATGACCTACGGCAACCGTGAGCAGGACAGCCTCGACCTGGTGACCTACGGGCTGCGTCCGTGGTTCGTGCGGTTCGAGGAGGCGCTGTCGGCGCTGATGCCTCGCCCGCAGTACGCGAAGTTCAACATCGACGCGATCGTTCGCGCCGACCTCCTCACTCGGATGCAGGCGCACGAGATCGCTACGCGTGTCGGCCTCGAGACGAACGACGAGGCCCGCGAGATCGAGGACCGTCCCCCGCTGACCACGGATCAGAAGGCCGAGTGGGTCGACACCTACCGCAAGGCCAACGCCCCCACGACCGCGCCCGGCGCGACCGGAGGAACCCCGTGAACGTCGAGCGCCGCTACGTCAAGTCGCCCATCGAGTTCCGTGCAGCGAAGAAGCCGGGCAGCCCCGGCACGATGCGCGGCTACGCCCTCAAGTACGACACCCTGTCGCAGAACCTCGGCGGGTTCGTCGAGACGGTCGCACCCGGTGCCGTCGACAAGTCCCTCGCGGACGGCCTCGACGTGCTCGCCCGGTACAACCACGACGACAACATGCTGCTCGGGCGTACCGCGTCCGGCACCGTGCGCCTCACCTCGGACGAGGTCGGCCTGTCGTACGAGGTTGACCTGCCCGACACGCAGGTTGGCCGTGACCTCGCGGTGCTCGCTGAGCGCGGCGACGTGTACCAGTCGTCGTTCGCGTTCTACACGATCACCGACTCATGGGGTCAGACCGAGCAGGGGTTCCCGCTCCGCACCCTCGAGGCCGTGCGCCTCGTGGACGTCGCCCCCGTCAACACCCCCGCCTACCTCGACACGTCGTCCGGCCTGCGCTCCCTCGCGGAAGCACGCGGCCTGACGTTCGACGAGGTCCGCACCGCCGCTGAGGCCAACCGCCTCGCGGAACTCATGACCCCCGCCCCCGTCGCTGACGAGGAGCGGAGCGCAGACGAGGCGACCGACGAGAGCCCGCAGGTCGACAACCACGGGCTCGTCGTCATCCGTCAGCGGCTCATGCAGCTTCAGCTGCGACGCCCCACCTGAGGCAGCGCGCCCCGCACCTCGCACCCCCCCCATTCCTAGCCCCGTCCTCGTATGAGACTGACGGGGCTTTCCGCTGCCCAAGTGCAGCAGAAAGGACACCTAACCGTGTCTGACAACCTCATGAAGCGGCTCTCTGAGCGCCGCATGAACGCCTGGGAGCAGGCGAAGGAGATCCTCGAGGTCGCCGAGGCCGAGGCCCGCGACCTGAGCGCCGAGGAGGAGGGTGCGTGGCAGAAGGCCAACACCGACCTCGACGCGCTCGACCAGCGGATCAAGTCCATCGCCGACGCCGAGAAGCGCGCCGCCGACACCGCCGCCACCTTCGAAGCGATCGAGCGCCAGCCGCAGGCCCGCGCCGCGGTCGAGTCCGCCGACGACGAGTTCCGCAAGTTCGCCACCGGCGAGGCGCGGTCGTTCAACGTCGAGGCCCGTGACCTCACCAAGGGCTCGGCCACCGCCGGCGGCAACACCGTCCCCACCTCCTTCAGCAACATGCTGTGGGAGCACATGATCGAGACCGCCGCGATCCTCGACGTCTGCACCGTGTTCCGCACGGCTGGCGGCGAGACCCTCGAGGTTCCGGTCACCACGACCCACTCGACCGCCGCGCTCATCACGGAGGGCTCGACCCTCACCGAGTCGGACCCGGCGTTCGCCAAGCGCAGCCTCGGCGCGTACAAGTACGCGTACAGCTTCCAGGTGTCGAGCGAGCTCCTCGCCGACACCGGCGTCGACCTCACCGGGTACTTCGCCCGCACCGCCGGTCGCGCGCTCGGTAACGCCCTCGGCGCCGACCTCGCCACCGGCAACGGCTCCTCGAAGCCGTCCGGCGTCGTGCAGACGTCGACCCTCGGTGTGACCGGTGCGGCCTCGGTCGTCGGTGTCCCCAACGGCGACAACCTGGTCGACCTGTTCTACTCGGTCATCTCGCCGTACCGCAACAGCCCTAACTGCGTGTGGCTGTTCCGCGACAGCACCGCCGCGACGATCCGCAAGATCAAGGACTCGTCCGGTGGCGCAGGCATCGGCAACTACCTGTGGACCCCGGGCTTCGGTGTCGCCCCCGACACCATCCTCGGCAAGCGCGTCGTCATCGAGCCGAACATCGCCGCCACCGCCCTCTCGGCGAAGTCGGTCGTGTTCGGTGACATGAGCGCGTACATGGCCCGCATCGCCGGCGGCATCCGCTTCGAGCGGTCCGACGAGTTCGCGTTCCAGAACGACCTCGTGACGTTCCGCGCGATCCTGCGCGGCGACGGCATCCTCGGCGACCAGACGGGTGCGGTCAAGCACTTCGCGGGCAACGCAGCGTAGGACCTTACCGGTTCTGGCAAGAATCGGCATGGTACAATCAACCATGTCGAAACGAGCCACTGCACAGTCGGGGCTCTCTCCGCAGGTGTGCCCCACCTGCGGAGAGAGCTTCCAGCCCTACCGATCGTTCCAACGAGCCTGCTCACGCAAGTGCTCACTCAAGTTGCCGGACCGTCAGGCGACCGCCCGCGCGTACCACGCCGACCCGGTGAACCGCGAGCGAAAGAACGCATCGCGGCGAATCGCCACAGCGACGGACCCCGAGAAGCGCGCGGCGCAGAACCGTGCCGCGAACCTCAAGCGCGACTACGGGCTTACCCCCGAGCAGTACGACGCAATGCTCGCCGAGCAGAACGGCGCCTGCCTCCTGTGCGGCGAGACCCCGAAGCCCGGCGGCGTCCGCGCGGCAAGTCGCCTGCACGTCGATCATGACCACGTGACCGGCAAGGTTCGCGCGCTCCTGTGCAACCACTGCAACCGGGGCATCGGCGCTTTCCGCGACGACCCCGACCTGATGCAACGCGCGTCGCTGTACGTGTGGAAGCACCGACAACAGACCTGACCACGACGAACCGAAAGCCCCGAGCCTCCTGGCCGGGGCTTTCGTGTTGGAGGATCCATGACTCTCGTTCGCATCCTGCGCCAGCCCACTGGCTTCCGTGACGGGGTCGAGTGGCCCGCCGCTGGTGACACCCTCGACGTCCCCGAGCTGGAGGCCGACGACCTCGAGCGCATCGGCATCGCCGAGCGTGTCGCGGTCCCCGCGAAGGCCGCACCCGAGAAGGCCACCGCCCCCGCAGCCGAGACGGCAGCGGCCCCCAAGCCCCGCACCCGGAAGGCGTGAGCCATGTCCGAGCGCGTCGTCATCACTTTCGAGGCAACGGCTGAGGCCGAGGTCATCAAGGCACAGACTGAGGAGAACGACTAATGGCTGTCGGCGTCTCGAGCACCCTGGCTAACCGCTGGCTCGACTACTCCCGCGGCGCCGGCGCGCCGACGTCCATCACGGGCGCGTTCGTGCAGCTGCACACCGCGAACCCGGGCACGGCGGGCACGACGTCCGTCTCGTCGGTGACGACCCGCCCCTCGATCACGTTCGGCGCTGCGGCGTCGGGCGTCATCACGCAGAACAACACCCCGTCGTGGGCGACGTGGGCGGGCACGAACGGCGAGGTCGTCACGCACATCTCGCTGTGGGACGCGTCGAGCGCGGGGAACTTCCTGTTCTCCATCGCGCTGACGGCGTCCAAGACGGTGAACACCGGCGACACGCTGAACCTGACGTCGTCGAGCGTCACCATCACGACCGCTTCCTAGCCCCCTCCAAGCCGCGTTAGGGGGCTGTCCTCGTGGCTGTCTCCTATGGCGCGACCAGCACCGTTGCGTACCTGTCCGGTGCGACGATCAACATCACGCCGAACGCACCCGCGTCGATCGCGGCGGGCGACTTGCTGGTCATCCTGCTGGGCGTCAAGCCGGACACGTCCGTCAACGACGAGACGATCACGGACTGGACGTTCCAGGGTGAGTTCAGTGGCGGGGGCGGTACGACCGGCATCGACACCGGTCCGACCCTGATCGCGGTGTACACCAAGGAAGCCGTTGGCAGCGACACCATGCCGACGATCAACATCACGTCTACCAACGTGGCGTGGGCGACCTGCACCCGGTTCGCCAAGGGGTCGGGTACGTGGGATGTCGCTATCGCTGGCGGCACGGACTCGACGACGGGTACTGCGTGGTCTGTGACGTGCGGGACGGACCCGGGTCTGACCGCTGGTGACTTCGTCCTCGTCGGGTCCGTCATTCCGACGGACGTCACGACCCCGGCTCAGTTCTCGGCTGAGGCCGTGTCGGCGACGGGCGTGTCCGCGTGGTCGGCGTTCACGGAGATCGCGGAGCCTGACACGAACGTCGGCAACGACATCGGTGGCTTCCTGTTCTACGGGTCAGTCACCACGGGTACCTCGTCCGCCGCGCCTGTCATCACGGCGACCGCTGGCGGAACGACGACGAACGTGCGCGGCCCGTCTGTGCTGGTCCGTGTCCGCGAGGTCACGGTCACCACGCACAGCGCCGACGGCTCGATCACCTCGACGCCGACCGTCGCCGCCACCGCTGCCACGACGAAGCCTGTCACCGGCACGGGGATCACCTCGAGCCCCGCCGTCGCCGCCGCTGCTGCGAGCACGAAGCCCGTCAGCGGCACCGGCATCACTGTGGCGTACACCGTCGCCGCGTCCGCCGTGCGCGTCGCTGTCGCCACGGGCACGGGCATCACGATCAGCCCCGCCGTCGCGGCGAGCGCCGACCGGATCGCAGTAGCGACCGGCACGGGCATCACCATCTCGCACGCCGTTGCGGCGTCGGCGACCAGCACGAAGCCGATCGCGGGTACGGGCGTCACCATCGCCTACACCGTGGCGGCTACCGCTGCCAGCACGAAGCCGATCGCCGGCACCGCGATCACGGTCACCCCGTCGGTCGCTGCTGCTGCCACGGCGGTCAAGCCGATCGACGGCACCGGGGTCACCATCCCCCTCGCGGTCGCGGCTGACGCCACGGTCGTCCCAGGCGGCGGCGCGGTCAACGCCGACGGCACGCTGACGATCACGCCCAGCGTGGCCGCCGACGCTGCCACGACGAAGCCCGTCTCGGGCACCGGGATCACAATCTCCCCGTCGGTCACCGCCGCGGCGACCGTGGTCAAGCCGATCACCGGCACCGGCATCACGATCACGCCCAGCGTGGCCGGTGCGGCGGCGAGCACGAAACCCATCGACGGGTCCGCGCTCACCATCACGCCGAGCGTCACAGCGTCCGCCACGGTCGTCCGTAGCGCGGCTGGCACGTTGGTCGTCACCCCGTCCGTTACGGCGGCAGCGACCCGCACGACGCTCGCAACGGCCACTCTCGCGATCACGGTCACCGTCACCGCGGCGGGCGACGTCGTTCCGGCGGGTGCGCCCGTCGGCGGCTCGCTGACGATCACGTACCCCGCGTCCCCGTCGCTCACCCCGAGCGCGGCGAGCGCACCGGACGTGACCCCGACGCTGGCTGCTGGTGCGACTGCAACCGCGACAAACGCAACGGGCCCGACGGTCACCTCGACTGTTCCGGCCTCACCGACCATCACCACCTAGGGAGTCCCCGTGGCGTACGACACCGGCGACGCGACTCCGGCGCTTCAGATCACGGTCAAGGACTCGTCGGGGACGCTCGTGACAGGCGGCACAGTCGTCTGCACGATCACCGCCCCCGACGGAACCACCTCGACACCGTCGGTGTCGAACCCGTCCACGGGGCTGTACCAGGCCACGCCGGTCACGACGACGGCGGGCCGGTACGGCGTGCGGTGGACCGTCACCGCCCCCAGCGCCAACGCGACGACGGACGTGTACGACGTCCTCGACCCAGCGCTACTTCCGATCGTGTCGCTGTCCGACCTCAAGACGAACCTGAAGATCGCCAGCACCGACACGTCCAACGACGAGGCTCTGCGCTACACGTTGGCGCAGGCCACGGAGATGGCTGAGCGGTACTGCAACCGGGCGCTTCGGCGCAAGACGGTCGTCGAGACGCACGACGGTGACCGGTGCGCGCTCGTCCTGCGCGAGCCGCCAATCCAGTCGATCACGACCGTCATCGAGAACGGCGTCACCCTGACCGCCGCTGACTACACCCTGAACGCGACGGCGGGCCTCCTCTACCGGAGTTCGTCCACGTCGACGCAGGAGTGGTACGACGGACGCCAGTCGGTCACCGTCACCTACGTCGCGGGGTACGCGAACCCGCCGCTCGTCGCGCAGCGCGCCGTGCTCGACATCGCCCGCTGGCTGTGGCAGCGCACGGGCCAGGGTCCGCGCCCCGGCTTCGGGCAGTCCGCCGACATGGCTGACTACGGCACCGACGCACTCCCGACGTGGCTGATGCGCCCGCTCGACTCGCTCGTCATGCCGGGGATCGCATGAGCAGCGCCGCGCCGACGTTCAAGCTCGCCCTCTATAACGCGTGCGTGACGCTGTTCCCGTCGGCGCTCGTCACCTATGGCCACCCCGGTGCGGCATCAGCTGACGACATGGTCGCCGTGATGAACGTGACCTCCGACCAGGAGGTCGGTCCCCTGTCGCCGCAGCGCCGCCGCGAGGAAACGCTCACCGTCGAGGTCATCTTCTCCTGCTGGGGTGGTGGCACCGACCAGCAGACGGTCACCGAACGGGCCTACGCACTGCTGGCGCTGCTCGAGGACTACTTGCAGGACACCGGCGTTTCGGCGTCCACGCAGATCACCCTCGGCGGTGCTGTCCGCGACGCCCGCGTCATGGGCCACGAACTCGCCGAGACCGCCGACCCCGACGACATGGCGCTCGGTCGCCTCGCCGAGATCACCGCAACCGTAACCGCCCGCGTCCGCATCTAGGAGCAATCGTGCCCCGCATCCGTTACGTCGGCGGCTTCGCCGAGGCCGACGTCGTCCTCGTCGGCGTGTCCGTCAAGCGCGGCGAGACGTTCGACGCCACCGACGAGCAGGCCGCCGCGCTGCTGCTGTCCACCAACTACGAGCTCGCCCCCGCCAAGGCGTCCGCCAAGGCCGACACCGCCGCCAAGGAGTCCTGACAATGGCAACGCCTTACGACTGCTCAATCAACGTCGCCAAGGAGGTCACCTACGGCACCGCGCTCGCGGGGACCACGGCGTACGAGTTCAACTCCGAGGGCTTCGACTACGAGCCGAACCGCGTGCAGGGCACCGGCCTCCGCGTCAACGGTCGCGTCGCCCGCTCGGGTCGCCGCGTCGAGACGACCAAGCAGGCCGTCGGCGCGCTCGAGATCGACGCGCAGACGAAGGGCATGGCCCGCCTCCTCGAGGCTGCTGTCGGCGCCGGTACCGCGACCCTCGTGTCGGGCAGCACGTACCAGCACAACTACATCTTCGCCGACGTCCCGCCGTCCCTGTGCGTGCAGAAGTCGGTGCCCCGCGCTGACGGCACCATCGACCCGTACACGTACGCCGGCGTGATGGTGAACTCGTGGGAGTTCAACGCCGCCAACGACGACATCGCCAAGTTCTCGTTCGACTTCGACTGCCGGTCGATGGACACGGCGCGTGCGTTCGACGCCCTCACCTACCCGACGACCCCGTCGCTGTACCACTTCGGTCAGGCTGCGATCACTGTCGGCGGTGTCGTCACCGTCCCCACCTCCACCGCGCTCGCCACGGGTGGCACCGCCGCGACTGACGTCCGCGACTTCTCCCTGTCGGTGAACAACAACCTTCAGACGGACCGGTTCAACTTCGGTGCGTCGGGCCTCAAGGCCAAGCCGACCGTCGGGCTGCGTGAGGTCACCGGCAAGTTCACCGCCGAGTACTCCGCCACCACGTACCGCACGGCGTTCGTCGCCGACACCGACCTTGCCATCACGGTGACACTGACGTCGTCCGAGGCGCTGTCCACGGGTACGGCGACGTTGCAGATCGTGCTGCCGATCGTCCGCCTCGAGTCGGCTGTGCCGGTCGCCAACGATGGCAACCTCGTCACCGTCGAGCACTCGTTCAGCGTCCTCGACGGCTTGGTTGCCGCGCAGCCGCTGTACTTGATTCTCAGGACGGCCGACTCCACCGTGTGAACGGTTGAGTTAACAATCTGGTACAATCGAGCATGGCTGAAAAGACTTGCTCCGTACCGGGTTGCGACGGCGTCACCAAGACGCGCGGGTGGTGCCAGGCGCACTACATGCGATGGCTCACCACGGGTGATATCCAAGCCGACGTCCCGGTGGTCCGGAAGCCGAAGGGCAGAATCTGCTCGGTCGACGGCTGCAACCGCAAGCACCGCTCGAGCGGGTTCTGCTCGACGCACTACGTGCGGGTCGCCAAGTACGGCGACCCCGGGCCTGCCGGGATTGAGCCGCGCAGGCCAGGCGCAACCTGCTCGGTCGACGGCTGCGACCTTCCGCTCGCCGGGCTGGGCTACTGCGACAAGCACTACCAGCGCGTCAAGAAGCATGGTTCGACGGACCTTCCGCACGAGTTCGGCAGGCGTTGGGCCGGTGACGACATCACGTATGCCGGCGTCCACAGCCGACTGCGGAAGTTCCGTGGGCGTGCGTCAGATCAGGTGTGCGTCTCCTGTGGCACGACGGCGCAGCATTGGGCCTACGACCACACGGACCCCCACCCGAAGATTGACGAGCGCGGCTTGCCGTTCAGCCCCGACGTCAACAGATACCAGCCGATGTGTCAGCCCTGTCACCGCAGGATGGACGCCGACCGCACTCGCACTCACGGCTGCTCCGTCGACGGCTGCTCGAGCCCGCACAAGGCTCGGGGCATGTGCAACCTCCACTATCGCCGATCCATGACCGAGGAGACGCGACGTGGCGACAGGATCACGGGTACGGATTGACGCGTCGGAGTTCTCGCGGCTGCTCAACGAGACGCAGAGCATCGACAAGGAGTTTGCGCTGCAACTGCTGCGCGAGATCCGTGCAGCTGCGAAGCCGCTCAAGTCGAAGATGCAGCGCGCCGTCCGGGATAAGACCTCCAAGCGTTCCGCGAAGATCAAGGGATCCAAGATCCGGACCCGCACCGTTAAGTCGGTGGACTTCGACGGAACAGTCATCAAGGAGCGCGAGAAGTACACGGTCGACACGGTCACCAACACCGCCGACCTCGTCGCGCAGGGCATCTCGTTCCGGATGAACAAGGGCAAGTCCGGTGCTTCGGCGACGTTCCGGTCATCCTCGGCGAAACTCCCCGAGGGTCGGAAGGCCATGTCGCGGGCGCTGAACAAGCCCAAGTTCCGCCACCCCAAGGTCGGCACCACGACCGAGCCCGTCAAGGGTGGCAGGCCCGGTCAGCGCAAGCCACGCCCTCGCGGTCAGTGGCAATGGGAAGAGCAGGAGGGCCGCCCGTACTTCGGCGCGGTCATCCTCGACGACGCCGAGCTGATCGAGAAGGCAATCCTCCGCGCGATGGATCAGGCCACAGACCGCATCGCACGATCCCGCATCCGCTAACCCCTCCTCGACCACAGGAGTAACACCGTGCGCTTCACCATCGACGACACCCCGTTCGACCTTGGCGACATCGGCGACCTCACCCAGCACGACACCATCGCTATGGCGCGTGCAGGGATGGGCCTACAGACGTGGGCCAAGACGATGGGGCAGATCGGACGACTTGCCCCCTCGCCCGACGGCGAGGGGGTCGTCGTGCTCTCCGAGGCCGAAGCCAAGGAGAACCCCGACCTCGTCGACCCGGACCTGTTCTTCGACTCCCCGCGTCACCTGACGGCGTTCGTCATCGCTACGTGGCTGGCCCGCCGCAAGGGCGGCAACCCGGGGCTCACGTTCGAGGAGTCCGCGCGGATGCCGTGGGCATCTTTCGAGATCCTCACCGACGACGACCCCGACGACGCTGAGCCTGAGGGCGAGGCGCCGGACCCTACGCCGCTGCCGGATTCCGTTCCGGGCGCCGGCAGCGCGTAGCCGACACCGACACGGTCCTCGCGCCGTACGCCGACATTGAGTCGCACATCGACTCGGTCCTGCCGGACCTCTGCCACCTGTTCCCGTCGATCTCGCCGTGGAACGTCTACGACCTCACGGTGCGCCATTACCTCGCGTTCGTCGCGGTGGTGACTGCGCGCCGCAACGCTGCCAGGGAGTCTTGACGTGGCCGACGCACTCCCCATCGCTGAGCCGACCGAGCGCGACATGGCGCGGTTCTGGGCCAAGGTCAACCTCCTCGGCGAGAACGGTTGCTGGAACTGGACTGCAGCCAAGACCACCGGATACGGGCGCTTCTACCTCAACGGGAAGTTGCACCCCGCCCACCGCGTCTCGTGGCGCTGGCTGCGCGGCCATGACGTCCCGACCGACCTCGTACTCGATCACATCTGCAAGAACGAGGCGTGCGTCAACCCGGCGCACCTCCAGCCGGTTCCGCAGCGAGTCAACGTACAGATCGGTCGTCAGGCTCGCCTCAACCCCGACTCGGTACGCGCGATCCGCGCGGCCTACGCGGCTGGGGGGATCACACAGCGCGAGCTCGGGGAGCAGTTCGGGGTGAGTACCTCGGTCATCGGCTATGTCCTGCTCAACAAGATCTGGACCAACGTGGGGAGCGCCGCCTGATGGCTCGCAGTAGCGACCTCACGTTCAAAATCTTCGGCAAGGACGTAACGGCGTCGAAGGCGCTCAAGGGTGTCGGTCGTGACGCTGACGGCGTCGGCAAGAGGCTCGGCGGGGTTGGCACCGCGTTCGCCGGTATCGGCACGGCAGCCGCTGTCGCCGGTGGCGTCATCGCACTGGACTTCGGCAAGAAGTCCGTTAGCGCGTTCGTTGAGGCGCAGGACTCGCAGGCCAAGTTCGAGGCGTCGCTGGCGAAGAACGGACTCGGTGACTACACAAAGCAGGTCGACGACCTCGCGCAGGCGCTGGCGCTCAAGACCCAGTTCGACGACGACGCGACGAAGTCTGGCGCGGCGGTCCTCGCCAACTTCGGCCTGACGGGTGACCAGCTCAAGAAGGTCATCCCCGTCGTTCAGGACTACGCGGCGTTCACTGGAAAGGACATGCCGACCGCGTCGAAGTTGCTCGGCAAGGCATTCCTCGGCAACACGCGCGCCCTCAAGGATCTCGGCATCGCATATAAGCCGACGGGTGACAAGGCCAAGGACATGGCCGCGATCATGGGCCTCCTGAACGAGAAGGTCGGCGGCTTCGCGGAGAAGCAGGGCAAGACTGCTGCCGGTACGGCGGCGATCCTCACCAACCAGTTCGGCGAGGTGCAGGAGAAGATCGGTTCATACCTCGTCCCTGCACTGACGACGCTGGGGCAGTGGATCATCCAGACCGTCATCCCGGCGATCTCGGACCTCGTTGACTGGTTCAAGGTCAACCTGCTTCCGATCATCGTTCGCGTCGCAGCGTGGGTCACGGGCACGTTCGTCCCGGCGCTCAAGGACCTTGCTGCGTCGTTCATGGAGAACGTGTGGCCCGCGATCCAGCAGGTCGCGGCAATGATGGCCGAAAACCTCCAGCCCGCCATCGCCGCCATCGCGGACCTGTGGACGAACACCCTCCAGCCCGCATTCGTCGAGGCATGGCCGAAGATCCAGGCGGTCGTCGGAGTGATCGCGCTCCTCGTCGCAGGAATGGTCCTGTTCTCGACGAAGGTCATCGGCATCGTCGTCCCGGCCATTGCGCGGATGGTCGAGTGGGTTGTGAAGATCAGCGCCAAGGGGCGCGAGGTCGTCACGACGATCCGCGACAAGTTCCTCGGCATGGTCGAGTTCTTCAAGGGGCTCCCGGCGAAGATCGGTTCCGCCGTGTCGGGCATGTGGGACGGCATCAAGAACTCGTTCCGCGGCGCTATCAACTGGATCATCGACAAGTGGAACGGTCTGTCGTTCTCGCTTCCGGGCGCTGACGTTCCGGGGATCGGGCAAGTCGGTGGCTTCTCCCTGGACACGCCGAACATCCCGCGCCTCGCTAAGGGTGGCATCGTCACGCGCCCGACTCTCGCCCTCGTCGGCGAGGCAGGGCCGGAGGCCGTGATCCCGCTTTCCCGCGCCAGTGGCATGGGTGGCGGCGTCGTCATCAACCTGCATGGAGGCGTCATGACCGGCAGCCCCACGGAGGTTGCGCGCCAGTTGGCGAAGATCCTTCAGCGCGGCGGTCGTGACGGGCTGGCCTACTGATGGCACTTCCCACCGGCCTTCAGGTAGACATCGAACTCACCGCAGGCGCGTGGACGAACATCACCGCCTACGTCACCGGAACCGTCAGCATCAACATCGGTCGCACCGACCTGCGCGGAACACCGCAGACCGGCACGGCGTCGCTCCGACTCGACAACAACGACGGGCGCTTCACCCCGAAGAACTCGGCAAGCGCCTACTACCCCAACATCGTTGTGCGCAAGCGCGTGCGGGTGTCGTACAACACGGGCTCGTCGCCTCGCTTTACCGGCTACATCAAGACGATCCGGCCCGTGATCGACAACGACCAGCACTACGTCGAGCTCGACTGTGTGGACCGACTCGAGGCGCTGTCGCGGTTCCGCCTCGACTCGCTGATCCCGCAGGAGATCAACGATCTCGCACCGACGCTTTATGTCCCGCTCAACGCCGACGCCGGTGTCACGCAGGCTTCGTACAACGGCAACCCGACCGGGTCGATCGTGTCTTACGGTCGAGCGTCCACGTATGAACTCGCAGCCCCTTCGCCAGTCGCTTGGGATGACACCAAGTGGATGGCGTTTAAGCCGACAGAGTCGGTGGTTGCTGACGACCGTGCCGAGAGTTGCTCGAGGGTGGTTCTTCCCGACCCTGGCCTGTCCGGCACGTCATGGAGCGTGTTCGGTGCGTTCTCCGCCGCGCCGCTGTACAACCAGGCGACGGCTTCGTTCATGACTCAGTTTCCGGTCTACTGCGGCGATAGCGGCAACACCGTCCAGAACTTCAGGGTCGAGCTGACACCCGGATTCGGGCCGGCGGTGTATGCCAACTTCGTCGGCTTCAGCTCCGCCGCCAGCGTGTTCGACGGTGCCGCGCACACGTTCGCCATCACCAGCAATGCCACGACGACGACGTACTACTTCGACGGGGTGTCGCTCGGCACGTCAGGCGCTACGACCTGGAAGCCGGGATACAACACCCTCATCGGAACGGGTCCGCTGATCGGCACGGCGTCACCCTGGTACGCGCTCTCCGGCACGTTCGGACACTTCGCCATGTGGGCGGGAACGACGCTAACCAGCACCCAGGTGGGAATCGTTAGCGACGCCGTCCGGTACGGGTTCGCCGGTGAACTATCCGGCGCCCGCATCACCCGCATCGCCGGGTATGCCGGACTCACAGCTGGCGACCTCAACATCGCCACCGGGGTGGAGTCCTGTGGGCCACTTGTGTCATCTGGCAAGTCGGTCACCGATGCACTTGACTACACCGCAACCGCAGAGTCCGGCGGAGCCGTCGCCTACGTGGACGTTGACGGCAAACTGCGGTTCAACGACCGCACCCAGCGCAGCACCGCAACCGTCACCCTCACCCTCGACGCAGAGGGCGATCTAGACGGCAGCGGCTGGGAAACGTCCGTGGACGACTACGGGCGCACCGACATCGCCCGCGTCACCAACGACTACACGGGCGTCGTCACCATCTCCGACCAGTCGTCCGGCGTCACGATGCCGGCGGTCGAAGAGACGACAGTGTCGGTTCTCGCCGACCTGTCGTGTGCCCGCATCGCTGAGTGGCTCGTCTACTCGGGGCGCACCGATGTGCGTCTGCCTTCGGTGACGCTCGATGCGCTCACCGGGCAGACGGCGGGGCTGTACACGGCGCTCGCTTCGGTGACGATCGGGTCGATTGTTCGAGTGCAGAACTTGCCCGCGACGATCACTTCGACCACGGGAAGCACCGTGCAGGTTCTCCCCGCCAGCATCATCGACGGATACGTCGAGGGCTGGTCCGAGGAGATCGGCGTTGACACGTACCGGGTCACGTTCGACCTGTCCCCGTGGCAGCCGCGCTTCCTGTTGGAGACGTCGTACATCGGGCGACTTGCCGAGACTGCGTCGACGATGACGCTGACCTCGACGATCACCTCGTCGGCGACGTCGGCATCCGTAACCACCGTCGCGTCTAACCCGTTGCTGTCCACCACGGCGGGCGACTACTCACCGACACGGCTTCACCTCCGCATCGACGAGGAGGTCGTCGCCGTGACGGCTGCACCGGGTGGGGCATCCCCGCAGACCATCACCATCACGCGCGGAGCGCTCGGAACCGTCGCCCAAGCCCACACCGCCGGCGCAGCTATCAGCGTCGTCACCGGCACCCTCGTCCTCTAGGAGCAGAGATCACATGAGCGCCTACACGGGCACACTCCCCAGCGCATCCCTCGCGGTCGGCGCTGGACTGACCGCTGCATGGACCCAGCAGGCTGGTGGAGCCATCACGGCCCTCGGGTCGGCACACTCGCCGTACACCCCGTCGATCACCGGGTTCACCCTCGGAAACGGGACGGTCGCGGGCCGATACTCGCAGGTCGGTAAGTGGGTGTGGTTCGAGGCGACGTTCACCTTCGGCACTACTTCGGCTGCTGCGTCGGCTGCGCCGACGTGCTCCCTCCCGGCGACGGCCGCGTCGACCGCTACCTCAACGGCCCTCGTCCACGGCCTGTTCGTGGACACCGGCGTGAACACGTACCGCGCCATCGGGTCACTCGCATCGACGACGACCTGTTCCGCGTACATCAACGGTACGAGCGGGCTGTACACCAACTGCACGACGACGACGCCCTTCACCTGGGGCAACACGGACGTCGTGTGTTGGACCGGCATTTACGCGGCGGCCTAGGCCATGGCTACTACGGGGGAGACGGCGTTGCTCGGTCAGATCCTCGCTGAGGTGCAGCGTGTCGGCGCCGACGTGACGGCGCTCAAGGTCACGGTGGCGACGGCGGTCGCTGACATCGCACACCGCGCGAATCAGACCGAGGACCACGAGGCGCGGCTGCGCAAGGTCGAGGCGACTGTCGCCGACAACGTGACGCAGGGCGACCTCGACTCGTTGGAGCAGCGCCGCCGGGATGAGGTTGCCGACGCACTCGCCCTGGCGGACAGGAAAGCCAACCGTCGGCTCGTCGTGATCGGCCTTGTGATGACGGCTGTCGTCGCTGCGGTGAACATCGCTATCGCCGTCCTCTGACCCCGGAGTGCCCCGATGCGCTGGTGGAGGAGGCGACGCCGCGTGAATCCCCAGGACGGCCCCCGCGACATCCCCGGCGAGGACGACGGGCAGGCCATGACCGGCCCGTACGACGAACGCGACCTGCCTGCGCAGCCCGCGCACGACTCGCCCCGCTGCCACGTCTGCAACCACCCGCGCCGCGTCCATCGCGGCGTACTGCTCTGCCCCCGGTGCGACCTCAACCACGATCAGGAGTGACCACGATGGACACGCTTCGCAAGTTCTGGAACGCCATCCCCGCGCCCCTGCGCACCGTCATCAACGTCGTCCTCGGCGCTGTCGTCGCGGCCCTCGCCAACTACGTCACCGTGACCGTCTCCGACGGGTCGTTCGACATCAACACGGCATGGCAGATCGTCCTCGCAGCGTTCTCCACCGCACTCGTCCGCGCCCTCAACCCGCTCGACACCGGCACCCCGGCGTACGGCGCTGGCGCAACGGACGTCTGAGCCGTGGAGTCGACCACACTCCCCATCCCCGCGCTGAGTCCCGAGCAGCGCCGGCGCTTCACTGCGAAGGTCCGGATCGCCCCTGACGGTTGCCACGAGTGGACCGCCGCAAAGACGCCGAACGGTTACGGCCAGTTCGGGCGCTTCATGGCACACCGGGTCGCCCTGGCCGAGGCGACTGGCGTACGTGACACGCAGCTCACCGTCGATCACCTGTGCTTCAACCGAAGGTGCGTCAACCCCGAGCACCTCGAGTGGACGTCGATGCGTGAGAACAACCTCCGCTCAAACGGCGTGAGTGGTCGCAACGCCCGCAAGGACGCCTGCGACAACGGCCACCCGTTCGACGCCGAGAACACCTACATCCGTCCATCGGGCGGACGCGACTGCAAGACGTGCCGCCGCGAGGCGGGCCGTCGACTACGCGAAAGGCGGGCTGCCTGATGGCCGCTGTCACCCTTGCCAACGGCGCGAAGCTGTCGGCCCGCGTCCTCGCCCTCGTCGAGGACGCAGCCGGCGCCAGCATCATCGCCCCCGGCCAGTGCATCGTCACGAAGGGTTCCTTCGTCCCCCGCGACTCAGTGTCCGGAGACACTCACGCGGGTGACGGTGCGGGCGACATCCGCGTGTGGAACCTGACGACGCAGCAGCAGTTGACCCTCGTCAACGAGCTCCGCAAGCGGAACTGCGCGGCGTGGCTGCGTGACGCGACGCATGGCGGGTTCGCTCCGCACATTCACTTCATCGTCAAGGATCAGCCGGGCCTCTCGGCTGGTGCGAAGTGGCAGGTGTCGGAGTACGACAAGGGCCACGACGGTCTGTCGGGTGGGAAGCCGGACTACCACCCGCGCCCGCAGCAGACGCCGTTCCGCGTCGTGAAGTGGACCGCCGTGATCCGGTGGCCCAAGACCGGCGTGTACGCGAAGCCCGACCCCGCGTCGGCGCGCAAGGGCACTCGCCTGTTCGGTGCGCCCGTGTCGTACGTGGACGTTGTGACGGGCGCGGACGGGAAGCCGTGGCTGCGCAACGCCGCTGGCAACTACATCGCCAAGGGCGCCACTGCCGCCCGCTGACCCGATATAGGCCCTGACCTATATAGGTCACAGCCTATATCGCGTGATACCGCCCCGGTATCACCCCTGTACCGGCGGCGGGGAGCCGTGGTCACTCCCCGCCGTCGCTCGCCTGAACGGCGCCCGCGCATGTTCCACCTTGGCGAGCAACCTTGACCACACCCTCGGTAGACCACCCGAAGGGAACGACCATGCCCATGCACGCCGCACTAGTCCGCGCCACCCTCGCGCCGGAGAACCTCGCCGCGCTCGAGGCCGAGATCCGCGAGCAGGTTGCAACGCGCATCCGCCAGTACGCCGAAGACACCGCATCGCACGTCGGCAAGTTCGACGGCACTTGCGTCCCGTCCGCTGGCGACCGCTGCGACATCACCGCCGCGTACCGCCACGCCGCCGACATCGCGCGGGGGCAGGCATGAGCCTGAAGTCCCGCCCGAAGGTGAGCCGTGGACACGGCCTGCCATGCTCCGTCGCCACCGCCACCGCAGCCCTGCCCGCCGCAGACCGCGCCGTCCTCGACGCGTGGCTGACCACCCCGTACGGCCACCCCGAGCGCCGCACCGACTGGCAGATCGCCGCCGACCTCACGGCGGAGACGGGTCTGCGCGTGTCGGAGCAGCAGACCGGCAAGCACCGGCGCGGCCAATGCCGCTGCTACCAGGGTGTGCCGAAGTCGTGAGCCTCGCCGAGCGTGCCGCCGCCGCTGCGCCGTCCGCCCCGCGCATCCTTCTCTTTGACCTTGAGCGCCTCCCCGGCGAATACACCGCCGACATCTGGGAGCCCCGCGACCTCAAGCGCGTGAACTACCTCCACCCCGACCGCTGGACCGTGAAGCCCCGCACGCTGTGTGCGTCGTGGATCTGGTACGGCGAGAAGCGCCCCGGCTTCGTCGCGGCGTGGGAGAACCCGGACGACCCGTTCCACGTCGCCCGGACTCTCCGCGAGGAGATGCACCGCGCAGATACATGGATCACCTTCAATGGGCGTTCCGCCGATTTGAAGTGGATCAGGCAGGACCTCGCGCAAGGACAGATCCCCACACCCCGACCCGTCCGCGACATCGACCTGTACGTCGCAGCTCGCACCGCGTTCGCGCTCGAGTCGAAGTCCCTTGCGTACCTCGCGGCGTTCCTCGGCCTGCCCGGCAAGCAGGGCCGCTACAACGCTGCCGAGGCGAAGGCTGCCGCGCTCGCGGACGGCCCGGAGCGTCGCCGGCTGGTGCGCTACAGCAAGCAGGACAGCCGCCTGATGGTGCCGGTGCTGGACCGGATGCGCCCGTTCCTCAAGCACGGCCCGAACCTGGGTCTGCCGTTCCTCGACGAGGAGCGGCGTTGCCCGGTGTGCGGGTCGTCGGACCTGACGCGGGATGGGTGGGCGACGACGGACCTGACGTCGTTCGCGGCGTACCAGTGCGCGTGTGGCGCGTGGTCCCGCAGCAAGTCACGCAAGCACGCCGTCTCTCAGCGAAGGGTGGTCGGCGCATGAGCGAGCCCATCCGCCTTGCGATCGAGGCCGACGGCATCCGTGTGCGGGTGTCCGTCCCCGTCCGCCCCGACGGTGCGTCCGCCCACGACCTGACGGACATCGTCGCGTTCGCGCTGGAGGCGTGGCAGCGCGCCGTTCTCACGGACTGGGAGGACGTGGTCACCGATGACGACGACGCCCCCGCCGACGACGACGCCTGACGCACACGATGTTGTCGCGCTGACCGCTGGTTTATCGGTACGCGACAACATCGCAGCCCGCATCCGCGACGACCCCGCGTGGCTGCTCGTCCTGCGCCAGTACGACCACGGCCTACGCGGCTACCCCGACCCGTTCCAGCCCCGGAGGCCCGCCCGTGAAGCACGCCGCACCGACCCCCCGCCGCGTTAGGCCCGCGTTCCTCGCAGCCACCGCCGTCGCGTTCGCCGTCGCCATCCCCAGCGTCGTCAACGCCGCAGGCACCACCATCACCCGCGCCGACGCGCAAGCCGCCGCCGACACCATCGCGGCGTACCTCGCCCAGCCCGAGCCCACCCTCACCGTCACCGAGGCCGGGCCTACGGTCACCGTCACGGCTTCACCGACAACGTCCCCAAGCGGACCCGGTCCGTCAAGCACCCCCACTTCGTCCCCGTCAGCGTCCGCAACAAGTACCCCGACGCCGAGCGGCACAGTTGTTGCGTCCCCATTCATTGCGCCCACACTCAACAACCCCGTCACGATCCAGATCGCGGCCAGCGGTGGGACCTACAGCGCCCCGAGCACCGTCGACTGCATCTTCGTCGCCCCGCAGATCATCACCGGCAACGTCACCCTCAACGGCTGCGACGACCGCGTGCTCATCGGCGCCGTGTTCGGTGGACGCACCACCACCGCCGGGTTCACCGACACCGGCAACCGGGGCATCCGGCTCTACGACACCACCAGCTCGCAGACCGGCACCGACTACCTTGAGGGCCTGTGGTTCAAGCCCGGGTCGTACCTGTCCGACGCGATCCAAGGCGCCTACCGCACCACGACGAACCGCACGCTCATCGTCCAGAACGTCCTCGTCGACTCCACCACCTACGGCAGCAAGACCGCCGTCCACGCCGACACCCTGCAACTGTGGGGCGGGCCGCAAAACTTCCACGTCAACGGGCTCACCGCCACCGACGCCCGATACCAGGGCATCTTCATGGCGAACGACGTCAACAACGCACGCGGCGCCTACACCTTCGCCCGCATCAACCTCGTTGGGTCGTCGCCGTCGTACTGCTTCACCGACCTGTCGAGGTCGCGGCACGACATCACCGCGTCGGAGGTCTACTGCTCCGGCTTCGCCCACGTCGGCACGAACGACGGGTACAGCAACGCCCCCGCCGGCGTCAGGTCCGGCACCGTCGCGGACTACGTGCCCGCGTCGCTCTGGCTCGGCGGCACGTACGTCGGCTGACGAGTGACATGTCGCGTTGTCCTTAGTTTAGAGACAGCGCAACAACTGCCCCACCCCCGAAAGACGGCACCCCCGCTCCCTGCTTCGCGCAGGTTGAGCGGGGGTGTTTTCGTGCGTTCAGGCGATGCGACCCAACCTGTCTAGCACCGCTTTGACAGTCGATGCGTACCACTGACCTCCACGGGGCGGCGCGATGCCGAGGCGGGTCAACTCCGTCCCGATGGCGCGATACCCGGCGCCGCCCTCGCGCAACTTCACGATCACGGCCTCCGTGTCGGGATCAATACTCACCGGGCGCCCCAGCCTGACGCCAGCGCGCCGTCGAGACTCGAGCGCGTCCCGCGTGCGTTGGCTGATGACTTTGCGCTCCCACTGCGCGAGGGATGCCATGACGGATGCCACTAGTTCCCCAGCGGGCGTGGATAGGTCAACGCCAAGGTCGACGATCACGATGTTCCAGCCGCCCGACCTGGCCTCGTCCACTAGCGTCCCGAAGTCGACAACGGAGCGAGACAGCCTGTCCAGCTTGTAGACCATGAGCGTGCCCGCCCGACCCTCGGCCACCTCGGCCAGCGCAGCCGCAAGTTCGGGCCGCTTGTCCCGCGACTTCCCCGACGCCACGTCGCAATAGATGTGGAGCAGTTCCCACCCCCGCCGCTCGACCTCTCGGCGTATGGCGTCCTCTTGGGCGTCTAGGCCGGCGCCCGATTGCCCCTGCTCAGTCGTGGAAACGCGGACGTATCCGACCACGCGCGACGGATCAATGGTCATTAGTGTACACTCCAAGGCATGGCTATCTATTCGGACGTTAAGTGTAACGCGCTGGGCCTCTCAGTCCGAGAGATCGAGAGGTTCTGGTCGCAAGTAGAGGCCGCCGACGACCACCTCATCTGGCGTGGCCCGCACCTCGCAGACGGCACACCCCAGGCCAACCTCAGGAGTCGTCCGCAGCGCATCCGCCTCCGCGCCGCGCATGTTGCATGGGATCTGCTCGCCGACAACCCGCGCGGCACCCTGCTAGTTCGGACGTGTGACGCAGTGGCGTGCGTAGCGCCAGAGCATCATCGCGTCATGTCACGTAGGGAGCTTCCCGTGTTCTCCCCAGCCGTGCGCGAGAGGCAGTTCTGGTCCCGAGTCGACACCAGCCGCCCGGCAGATTGTTGGGTCTGGCCGACCGGCAAGGACCGCTATGGAAAACCGAAGTACGGGCGGACATCGTTGCACGGCGTGATGATGGGCGCTCACCGTGCGGCGTGGACGCTGACGCACGGCGAGATACCGAGTGGGATGCTCGTCTGCCACCGCTGTGACAATCCGCCCTGTATTAACCCCGCGCACCTGTTCCTGGGAACACCCCAGGACAACAGCTCGGACATGGCAGCCAAGGGCAGGGCCTTCGCTGGTACGGGGCTGTCGTCGCCACATAGCGTCCTGACTTCTGATCAGGTCTCGCACGTAAGGCGCCTCTATCACGGCGGGGTCTCGGCTCGCGAGGTGGGCGAACTGCTGGGCATTGACACGATGACGGCATGGAAGGCCGCGGTGGGGGAGACGTACCGAGATGTGCCCATGCCGAGGCACACCCGGCGGCGCCGACCGCGTAAGGCGCGTCGTCGCAAGATAGTTGCCGTAGGTACTTGACACGCCGTGTCCCCACACTCCACGATGTACCCACGACCACTACAGGAGGCCACGATGGCTACCCCGATCCGCAACGTTCGCGTCCCGGACGACGTGTGGCACGCTGCCGCCGTTCGCGCAGCCGACGACGGCACGACCGTCTCGGCCATCATCGTCGGTGCCCTGCGCGACTATGGGCGGTGTGCCGCATGACGCTCCTCCTTCTCGCCGTTGGCATCGCGCTCGTCGTAATGGTCGCCGTGGCCGCGAAGCCGCCGCGCACCGACCGCCGTCGGATGCCCCGCTAGCCACCCGTCTCGCGCGGCACCCCCCCGCCGCGCGACCGCCGACGGGGCGTTGAGCCCCCTCCCTCGCTCCGCCCCGTCGGCCCCCTCACCCGCTCCGCAGACCACACCGGAGGACCACCATGCACCGACCAACCTTCCTCGACCGCTTGCTCGGCCTCGCCCCCTGGCGCTGGTCGTGACGTCGCCGCTGGTCGTCCCCATCGCCGACGCGCTGGCCGAGGGCGAGAAGGCTGTCTTCGGCCTCGACATCGACCCGGCGGACTTCATCGGCGAGGCCGAGGAGGCCGCTGCCGCGTGCATCGCTGTCGTGGCCGCGCTGCCCGCCGACTACACCGCTGTCGACGTGCTCGCGTTTCTGCGCGGGGACGACGTGCCGTCGGAGCCCCTGCCCGTCGTGGCTGACCGCCAAAGCTACGACTGCTGCGAGCACTGTCCCCCCGATGCCGTCCGCGCGACCGGTGCGGTGGCGTGGCATGACGCCCCCTGTCGACACTGCGGCCAGGGCGGTGCGGCATGACGAACGTCGTCGCGTGGCTGATGATCGGCCTCTACGTCGCCTCCGCCCTGCTGAACATCGCCGTGATCGGCGAGCCCCGCTCGCCGATCACACCGAGGTCAGCCATCACCGGAGTCATCTCGTCGGCGGCGATGATCTGCGCCGTCGTGTACCTCGCGTGGTGGTCGGCATGACCCCCATCGAGCGGATCGACGGCGCCCTCGAGGTCGCCCTCAACGCTGTCGTGGACGCGCAGAACGCCGGCGCGATCACGGTGGGCGATGCGGCGCAGGTCATCGACATCGTCACGTCGGCGCTGAACACGGTGCGGCGTTGGGCTCCGGAGTGGGACGTCGCGGCGGTGGAGCTGTGAACCCGCTGCTGTACGCGTCGCTGCACATCCTCCCCGACACCGACATCGTCATCGGCGGCCTCGTGCCCCACACCGTCCGCGTCGGACACCACGGCCACGACCTCACCATCGCGGGCCACCCCGACGACCTCACCCGCCTCGCGGTCGCGCTCCTCGCCGCCGCCAACCCACAAGGGGACACGGCATGACCACGCACACCGTCACCACCCAGGTCGAACTCGACGCGGCACTCGCCACGGCAGCAGCGGACCCGACGGGCTGGCACGACATCGACGTGCGCCCCCCCGCTGGGGTGTGGCTGGAACTGTCCACGGTCCCCGGCTCGGCCAGCGTGAGCGCGTTCGGCTCGGCCAGCGTGCGCGCGTACGGCTCGGCCAGCGTGCGCGCGTACGGCTCGGCCAGCGTGCACGCGTCCGGCTCGGCCAGCGTGCGCGCGTTCGGCTCGGCCAGCGTGCGCGCGTACGACTCGGCCAGCGTGCGCGCGTCCGGCTCGGCCAGCGTGCGCGCGTTCGACTCGGCCAGCGTGCGCGCGTCCGGCTCGGCCAGCGTGCGCGCGTACGACTCGGCCAGCGTGCGCGCGTACGACTCGGCCAGCGTGCACGCGTCCGGCTCGGCCAGCGTGCGCGCGTCCGGCTCGGCCAGCGTGCACGCGTTCGGCTCGGCCAGCGTGCACGCGTACGGCTCGGCCAGCGTGCGCGCGTTCGGCTCGGCCAGGGTGTGCGGGTTCGACTCGGCCAGCGTGAGCGCGTCCGACTCGGCCAGCGTGCACGCGTTCGGCTCGGCCAGCGTGAGCGCGTACGACTCGGCCAGCGTGAGCGCGTACGACTCGGCCAGCGTGCACGCGTCCAAGTACGTCGCCGTCCACCTCCACAACAAGCGCGTCACCGTCACAGGTGGCGTCCTCATCGACGTCACCGACGTGGACGAGACCGACGTGCAGCAGTGGATCGACTACACCGGAGCCGACACCGAAGGCGACAACGTAGTCCTCTACAAGGCCGTCAACGCCGCCCTCAAGTCCGAGCGCGGGTTCCCCTACCCGGTCGGCGAGACCGTCGAGTGCCCCGACTGGACCGACACCAACGACTGCGGCGGCGGCCTGCACCTGTCCCCGCACGCGCACCAGGCGCACTACTACTACGAGTCCGCTACCCGGTTCCTGCGCTGCCTTGTCCACCGTGACGACTTGCGTCCCATCCCCGGTTCTGTGGCGAAGGCGAAGGCCCGCCGCGTGACCGTCGTCGAGGAGGTGTCAGCATGACCGACCTGCATCCCGACCTGACAACGCTGCTGCTGCGCCCCATCAACCAGCGGCGCGTGTTCAAGAAGGACGGACAGTCACACCTCGCCGCATGGGACGTCCGCGCCCACCTCATCCGCTGCTTCGGCTTCGCGGGCTGGTCCGCCGACACCATCGTCGCCGAGCTGATCCACGACCTCGAGACGTCCACGAAGGCAGGGAAGCCCGCCCGCAAGGTGGCGTACCGCGCACAGGTGCGGCTGACGATCCACGCCACGGGCGCGACCTACACCGAGTGGGCCGTGGGTGAGGCGACCATGCCGGACTTCAAGCACGGCGACGCGCATGACTTCTCCCTCAAGACGGCGGAGTCGCAGGCGCTGAAGCGGTGCGCGACGAACCTCGGCTCGCAGTTCGGCCTGTCGCTGTACGACAACGGGCGCACCGATGACGTGGTGCGCGGCGTGTTCTCGGTGAAGTTCGCCGATGACGTGGAGGTCACCAGTGAGGGCACCGAGCCCGGTGTCGTCGTGGACGAGGACACGTCGCCGCCTGCTTTCACCCGTCCCGTCGAGCGGTTGTCCACGACGCCCGACGACGACGCGTGGTCCACGCCCCCGGTCGCATCGCCCGCGACGACGACCGCCGGCGACGTCGCCGCATCACCCGCGCAGGCCGAGGTCGCCCGCCGCTCCCGGCTGAACGAGCCGGACGGCGCACCGACGCAGGCACAGCTGAAGATGCTGGGCGCGTTGCTGCGGGGTCAGTCCCGTGAGCAGGCGTTGGCGGTCGTGTCGTCGATCGTGGGCCGCGACGTCGAGTCCCGCAACGACCTCACCAAGGCGGAGACGTCGCTTGTTCTTGATGCGCTCAAGGCTGCCGAGGCCGCGTCGTGACCGCCTCCCGCTGGACCGACGACGAGCTGATCTCGCTCCAGAACGCGTACGACCGTGACGTGAACGGTCACGACGACGTCGTGACCTTGATCCGCGGCGCCCGTGCCGTCGTGGCGCTGCACGCGCCGGTCGGCCCCGGCCACATCGAGTGCGCCGCGTGCGTCGACACCTCGGACTGGCTCTACCCCTGCGCAACCATCCGCGCCCTGAACCTGGAGGTCTGACCCATGTACCTCGCCCCACCTGTCGCCGCCGTCGTCCTGCTGCTCGCAGCCGTCGGTGCGCTCGCCCTCGTCACGTCGGTCGGCGTGTTCGTGTTCACCGCTGGCCTGCCGGACGCGCCGGAGCTGCCCGCGTCGGAGGTCGTGGCCGCGCACACCGGCAACGTCCGCCCGTTCACGCCGACGAGCAGCGGCTACCGCGTGCCGGACTACGTCGGCGAGAAGCCCGCAACGACACAGTGGGACGCGTCGTGAGCCCCGCTGCGGTGCGCGTCCGCACCGTCGTCCGCTACACCGTCGCCAGCGCCGCCGTCGTCCTCCTCGCCGCCGTCTGCGCATGGGCGGGGTACTACTCGGGGGTGGCGTCGTGAAGGGCCCGGCGCCGGAGCCGTGGGAGGTTCGCGCGTCCACCGTCGCCGTCCTGCTCGTCATCGCGGGGCTGTGGCTCGTCGTGTGGGCACTGCGGGGCTGGCGATGACCCCCGACACCGCCGCGTGGCGGACTCTCGCCGACGCAGCGCTACAGCCGCTCATGCCGCACATGGACTTCCGGCAGCAGGTGGCCCTCGACCGTGCCCGCAAGGACGCTGCTCGCGCCCTGTGCGACGCCGCCGACGAGGTGGAGCGACTGCGGGAGGCAGTGGAGCGGCTGATCCACCATGAGGCGAGCCTCCTCGCCACCGGCGCCCGCTACTACAGCGAGCGCGATGCCGCCCGCGCCGAGGTGCAGGCGTTCACCTATTGGCGCGACAGCATGGCCGCGATCCTGCCTGACGAGTACCGCGAGGAAGGCGCTGCCGTCGAGGTCAGCATTGAGGACGCCTATGGGGATGGCATCGCTGCACTGGCCGCCAGCACCGCCCACGCCGCCCTCGTCGCGGACCTGCGGGCGCTCGTTGGGGGCGATGAACTTGTGTCACAGCGCGCAGTGAACCCCGACGAGTACACGCGACGCACGGGGGACCGAGTGCCCTCCTACCTCGCCTTCTACCAGGGCGCGGCAGACCTCGCCGCTGTGATCCGCGCCCTGCTCGACCGCCACGCCCCCACCCTGACCACAACGGAGGACTGACCCATGACCGACTACACGAACGCCCGCGCCGTCTACTTCCCCGACGACGACAACGGCAACCCCGACTCCTGGCAGGTGCAGGCGGGCGAGTACGCCGACGAGCCCGACCTCGTGATCGTGGTCGAGCACGCCACCGACGAGGACGGCAACGACACCCGCGAGGTCGTCGCAGCGCAGATCGTGGCCGCCCTGCTCGACCGCCACGCCCCTGAGGAGGGCCGATGACCCCCGACACCGCCACTGACCAGCCCCCCTGCGTTGACTGCGGGCACCGTGCACACCCGGGCGGCCCGGGCACGCGCTGGTGCACGGCATCCGCCGCGCCCGGGACTCACTGCCACTGCACGACAAACACGATCTCGGCGCGGCCTGGGGCAACGGATGCTGCCACCTCCACAGCGTTCGTTGTACGCACCCCAGGCCGCGCCGACCGCCACGCCCCCACGACAGGAGCGACCCCGTGACCGACCGTTGGAACGTCCACTACCACCGCCGAACGCGCATCTACCCCTCGCACATCCTGCGCGTGTTCCGCCCGCTCAACGGCGGGATCGGAATCGTCGTCTGGCGTCACGAGGTCAGCCTCACGAGGGGGTGCGCCGCATGACCGACACCCCGCTCGACCTCGACTACATCGAGCACCGCATGGCCTCGCCGATGGTGACGTACCGCGAGAGCGTCGAGGAGGACATGCCCGCCCTCGTCGCCGCGCTCCGCAAGGCCGAGGACGCCCTCGTGTCGGTCGGGACCGAGGCCCAGGACTGGCACGCGGCAGCCGAGACGTATCGCGCCCGCGCCGAGAAGGCCGAGGCCCAGGTCGCCGCCGTGCTCGCGGAGTGCAGGAAGGTGGCGACCGTCAGCGGCAACGCCTCCGGCTACCCCTACGTGCTGGTCAACACCATCGTGGGCGCTATCGAGCGTGCGTCATGACCGACGAGCGCCGTGTCGAGGTCGCATCGGAGGCGCCCAAGTGGGCCGACCTGTACGGCGCCGACCCGAACTTCACCCTCGGGATGGACGCCAGCCGTTACCTCGCCCACACTCGCGGCGAGTGCCCCGATGACCTGCGGTGCGCGCTCTGCCTGCTCGGCGACGCCGCCGACGAGGTGGAGCGGCTGCGGGGTGACCGTGACGCGCTGCGCGAGCAGGTCCGGCGACTGCGGGCCTCACGAGAGAGCAACCGTGGGGGGTGGGAACGCACGATGGCCGAGCGTGACGCCCTCCGCGCCGCAGTGGACCGGGTGCGTGCGCTGGGAGAGCGCGATGGGCGTGACCTCCTCGCCGCGTGGCTCGCGTCCAACGGTGTCGAGCAGCCGGACACCGTGGCCGTTGAGGCCGCCGCGTTCGTGCTCGCTGCCCTCGAGTCCGGCAACTACGGCACGCCGGAGTGGTTTAGCTCCATCGACAAGCCGTTGTTCCCCCTGTCCGAGGGCGAGCAGCAGCGGTCCGACGCCGCCGACGAGGTGGAGCGGCTCAGGGCTGCGGTGGTCGAGCGCGACACGCGCCTCGCCGAGACGATCCGCTACCACGACGCCCGGGTGAACCGCGCTGACGAGGCGACGGACGCCAGCCGCACCGCCCACGCCGCCCTCGTCGCGGACCTGCGGGCGCTCGTTGGGGGCGATGAACTTGTGTCACAGCGCGCAGTGAACCCCGACGAGTACACGCGACGCACGGGGGACCGAGTGCCCTCCTACCTCGCCTTCTACCAGGGCGCGGCAGACCTCGCCGCTGTGATCCGCGCCCTGCTCGACCGCCACGCCCCCACCCTGACCACAACGGAGGACTGACCCATGACCGACTACACGAACGCCCGCGCCGTCTACTTCCCCGACGACGACAACGGCAACCCCGACTCCTGGCAGGTGCAGGCGGGCGAGTACGCCGACGAGCCCGACCTCGTGATCGTGGTCGAGCACGCCACCGACGAGGACGGCAACGACACCCGCGAGGTCGTCGCAGCGCAGATCGTGGCCGCCCTGCTCGACCGCCACGCCCCCACGACAGGAGCGACCCCGTGACCGACGGATGCCACTACTGCGGGACGACAGACGGCCTGCGCCCCTACGGCCCTGGCGGGTCGCCCATCTGCTTCCCATGCATGAAAGCAACCCCGGAGCGCGAGGCGACCGCACACAACGCCCTCGGCGCACTAATCGGCGCTGCCGAGGCCGCCAGTCCGCACGGAATCGCCGTGACCGCCTCCCGCTGGACCGATGCCGCTGCACCTTCCGACCGACCGCCACGCCCCCGAGGAGGGCCGATGAGCGAGCCCATGCCGCCCATCGCGTCCGCCCTCGACCGGCTGCACCACCCCGGACGCCCCGCCACACCGCCGTGCGCCCGATGCGCCGTCCAACGCCACACCGACGCCGACACCATCGCCGACCTACGCCGACAGGTGGAGGACGCCGAGCGCGAGGCGAGCATCCACCGAGCTACCGCCCACGGTCGCGGCCTCGCCATCCACCGAATCGCGGTCGCCGCAAGGGAAACGCAGTTCCACATCGACGGTCACGCGGTGGTTCCTGCCGAGCTCATCGACCGCATCCTCTACGACGACGGATCGGACGACGACGAATGAGGCCCCGACTTCTCGACCTGTTCGCGGGCGCGGGCGGCTGCACCGCTGGTTATCAGGCCGCCGGATACGACGTGCTGGCCGTAGACCTGAACGCCAACGCGCTCAAGCGGAACCCGGCAACGCTCGGCATCCTCGAGGCCGACGCGATGGAGGTACTGCGCGGCAACGTCCTCGACCTCGACGCCTTCGACGTCATCCACGCCAGCCCGCCGTGTCAGGCGTACAGCATCACCAAGCACGCACACGACGCCGACCATCCCGACCTCGTACCTGAGACGTTGGAACTGCTCGCTGCGTGGCGCAACGACCGCCCCGACCGGGCATGGGTCGTCGAGAACGTCCCCGGCGCACCCCTGCCCGATGCGCTCGTGCTCTGCGGGTCGATGTTCGACCTGCAAGCCGACGACCACTACATCAGCGACCGCGTGCAGCTCCGACGCCATCGTCTGTTCGCGTCGTCGCACATGCTCATGGGCCCCGGCGGCTGCCGCCACGTCCCCGGTATGCGTGTCGGTGGCGTCTACGGCGGCGCGTGGTCAAAGAACAAAACCATTGACCCGACCATCAAGCGCACGGGCGGCTACGCACCGCCGGACGACGTGCAGCGCGAGCTCATGGGCATCGACTGGATGACCCGCCAGCAACTCAACCAAGCCATCCCGCCGGCTTACACCGAGTGGATCGGCCAGCAGCTCATCGACCATGTCAGGAGTGCCGCAGCATGACCTCCCCAACGATCCCATCCGACGTGTGGCAGCGGCTCTACGTCTCGCCACCGCCCGACGACGTCGCGTGCATCGACCGCCCGTGGCTGTTCACGTTCGACTCCGACGGCGAAGCCAACGGCCTCATGAACCGCAAGGCCACCCCGCGGGCCCCGCGTACGACGTACGCGCCGCAGATCAGCGCGGCCCTGGCGTTGTGCGCGGAGTGTCCGTTGGCGACGCGGGCGTGGTGCCTTGAGGCGGTGCGGGCGCAGCACTCTGGGGTGTCGATCATCGCTGGGGGGGTGGTGTTCTCCCACGGTCGGCGTGTGTGGTCGTTGGAGGACGAGCGCCGCCGCGAGGTGGCGGCATGAGCGCCTGCGACCTGCCCCCGAACGGGTGGACCTGCACGCGGGACAAGGGCCACCCCGGACCGTGCGCCGCATGGCCCGCCGTGACCACGCGGCTCCTGGTAGCGGCAGCTGCGCTCTGCACGCCGATCCGCCTGCACACGATGCAGGTGACCACGCGCCCGTGTGACCTGTGCATGGCCGACGCCGCCGACATGCTCGCGGCACTTGACGCCATGCCAGCCGAGGCCGCGCCGTGACCACCTACCCCGACCGCCTCGCGCTGCTCGCGTGGCAGGACGCCCGCGTCCACCGCTGCGACGCCTGCGGAACGTGGATCTTCGCCGCCGCACCCTGCGGGACCTGCCGCCTCGCGCTCATCCGCACACCCTGGCCCCGAGAGGACAACGCCGCATGACCCACCGACCACGGGCCAAGTGCAACAACTGCGGCACCCCCGCCCCCTGCCGCGTCTACACCGAAGGCCGCTACGACCACGGCACCCTACGCGGCTACCAGCACGGCTGCGGCTGCACCGACTGCCGCACCGCAGGCAGCAAGGCACGCGGCTTCCGCACCACCCGCGCCACCACCGCCATGCCCGACGACGGCATCATCGACGAGATCGCCGTCGAACGACTCCTCGACCGCACCCTGCCGTGGGACCGCGCCACCCTCCCCGAACGCCTCGAAGCGGGCCGGCGGATCTACCACCGCGAAGGCGGGCCCGTGTTCTGCGCGGACGTGCTGCGACTGAACAACCGGCAGATGCGGGTCATCCGCGCCGAGCTCGCGGAGGCGTCGTGAGCGCCAACAAGGCACGTGGCACACGCGCCGAGTCCGCCGTCGTCGCGTACCTCCGCGCCGCCGGAGCCGTCCACGCAGAACGCCGCAGCCTCAACGGAGCCAAGGACCGAGGCGACGTCGCAGGCATCCCCGGAGTGGTGATCGAGGTTAAGGATCACGCCCGGATCGACCTCGCCGGGTTCGTGGACGAGGCCGAGCGGGAGTCGTGGAACGGCCCCGTGCCCGAGGTCGGCGTGGCGTGGATCAAGCGCAGGGGCAAGGGCTCGCCGGGTGAGTGGTACGTGGCGATGACCGGCGACACGTTCCGGTACCTGCTCACCGCGTCCGGCTACCTGCCGGAGCCGCAGCCGTGACCGCCGTTCACGAGGTGGAGATCCGCCGCGCCTCCGGCTCGCTCGGTGGGTACCTCGCGTGGTGCACCACCGACGACTGTGGCTGGTGCCCCGACGTCGTCCACCCCAACGCGCAAGCCGCAGCCCTCGCCGCAGCCGCCCACGTCCTCGAGAACCGACCAACGGAGACGACCCCCTGATGGCCCGCCGACTTTCCATCGACTGCCTGTTCCCTGAGCGCCACGGGATCGCCGGCCTCAGCAACGCGGCCTTTCGGCTGCACGTCGAAACGCTCTGCTACGCCAGGCTTTACGACATCTCAACCATCCCCATTCACGTCGTCAAGTGGATGTGCAAGCGCACCAAGGCACGCGCCAAGCACATCGACGAGCTCATCCTGGCTGGCGTGTGGTTCGAGGAACCGGGTGGGTTCATGCTCGGAAACCACCACCGACCACGGGGTGACTCACGACCAGCAATCCCCCTGCACGTCAGGTTCTGCGTGTACGAACGCGACGGCGGTGCGTGCCTGGTCTGCGGGACGACTGAGCGCCTGACGCTCGACCACATCATCCCGTTCAGCAAGGGTGGCTCCGACACACTCGACAACCTGCGGACGCTCTGCATGTCATGCAACGGACGTCGAGGCGCTGGCCGCTACAGCGACGACGAACTCCGCGAGCGGGGTGCCTGATGGCCTGGGTGAAGTTCGACGACCAGTACGTCGACCACGCGAAGATCGCCGGCCTGTCCGACGCGGCGTTCCGGCTCCACACCGCCGGAATCCTCTACTGCGGCAGGCGACTCACCGACGGCGTCATCGCAGCCGACGACGTCCCCCGACTCGTCCGCAAGTTCCGCCGCAAGGCCCTCGACGAGCTGACGTCAACCGGCGACCCGCCGCTGTGGACACCCGCCCTCGGTTCCTACGTCATCCACGACTACCTCGACTGGAACGACCCCGCCGACGTGGTCCGCACCCGCCGTGAGGCAACCGCCAAGCGCAAGGCCGAATGGCTCGCCAAGCATGGAAAGGGAAGCCGATGACAGCGACCAGGAACGCAACCGGTAACGCGTCCGGGAACGCGTTCCGCGACGCGTTCGGAACAATGCCCGAGCCCGAAGCCGAAGCCGAAGCCGATGTAAGAACTACTTCCAGCCGGAGTGTGGCACTAGGGCGCGACCCCGAGCTCAACGAATGGTCAGCCCTCGCCCGCGTCATCACGGCCCTACGCCCCGACTGGCGCTGGACCGACGTACGCGCCGCCCTCCTCGCCGACGACCGCCCCTACGCCACCATCGCCCGCACCGCCGTCCTCGGCGCAGGTGACCCCGACGTCCGCCACCCCAACGGCCTCCGCTACGTCAACCCGCGCGGCCAAGGCCCGTCCGACGCCGAACGGCACCCGTCCGCCGTCACCTACGCCGAACGCATGGCCGAGCTACGACGCATCAACGACGAGGAGTCGGCATGACCACGGACGCGCAACGCGAGGCTGTCACCACCGCCCTCGCCGAGAACTGCGTCGGGGAGCCGGGCAGCGACATGCACTCCTGGCGCTGCTCACACCCCGACGTCTACGGCCCGTGCGACTGCCTCGCAGGGACGGTCACCGACGTGATCAACGCCGTGCGCCCGCTGATCGAGGCCGACCTGCGGGAGCGCCTCGCCGCAGCGATCGAGGCCGAGGATGCCATCGCCACACTCGCCTCGTTCATCGGTCGCGTCGAGAACGACACCCCCGGCCTGCACGACATCGCCTCGGCGGTCGCGCTATGGCACGCCCGCATCGTCAGGGAGCGGCCATGACGCGCACCCTCGACGACCGCGCCGAGTCGCTCCGCCGCGCCGGATTCGACCCCGTCCTCGTCCGCCCTGACGGATGCCCCCGCAAGGCCCAGCCCCACGCCTGCGCCAACTGCGCAGTCGGAGTCGTGAAGGTGGCCCGCCCATGACCACACTGTGCCCGGTCTGTGCCCGCCGCGAACCCGCCGACGGCCTCACCGTCTGCGCCGTGTGCATCGCCCGCATCGACGACGACCTCGCCCGCATCGACGAACTCACCACCCAGGCCGGCGACTGGCTCCACCCCCGCACCACCGGCACCAGTGAAGGCAGCCGCAGCGTCCCCGGATCACGACCACCGCTGTCCGTCGACGTCCTCGACGCCGCGATCGGGCTCGACGTGCTCCCGCTACTCGAAGAGTGGATCCGAGCCACACGCGAACACAACCGCCTCGCGCCCTACGGAGCCGCCACAGAAGGCCACGCCGTCACCGTGGCAGGGTCGGTCGCCTTCCTCCGCTCATGGCTGCTATGGGCCGCTGGTGAGCCGTCCTGGCCCATCGAGGACTACGCCACCGAGATCCGCGACGCACGCTGGCAGCTCGAACGCCTCAACCCCGACCAGGACCGCGACGAAGCCGCCCGCCTCAAGTGCCCCGGCGAGCAGCCCGACGCCGACGGACGACTCTGCCACGCCACCCTCACTTACGACCGTGAACACCCCGGCGACGACATCGCCTGCCGACGATGCGGCACCACCTGGACCGGCACGCGCCTGCTGCTCCTGACCTACATCGACGCCTCGCAGGTCGTGTGGGCCTACCCCGCCGAGATCACCGACCGACTCGGCGTCACAGCCTCAACCCTCCGCCAATGGGGCAAGCGCGGCCACATCCCCAGGCGCAACGCGCAGTACGACATCGGCGCCGTATACCGCAGACTGAACACGCCCATCACCGGGGTTGCGCAACCGTGATGGATCTGTCACGCTTTGTGCGGCGCACCATGCCCACATAGCACACCGAAGGGCCCTCGCAAACGCGGGGGCCCTTCGTCATACCCCGAGGAGGACGCGTGTCGACCTGCACCGTCCCCGTCCGATCCACCGAGATCACAGCCGCCGACGTCGAGTGTCGGACCCACCAAGTAGACTGAGCCCCAACGTAAAGCGCCCTCGCACCGCGGTAACGGTCGAGGGCTGGCTGACCCTGTGGAGGTCAACATGAAGAAGGCTAACTCACTCCTCGCCGATATGACACCGGCTGCCATTGGGCGGCTGTGGTCGCGCGTCGACAGGCGCGCCGATACCGAATGCTGGCCGTGGCTGGGAAGGCCGACCGCGCGCGGGTATGGGATCTTCGGGGTGAGGCGTCGCGATGGCAGCGATGCCCGATCAGGTGCCCATCGGGTCGTGTTCGAGGTGTACCACCTCCGTCCGATCCCGACTGATCTCGCGCTTGACCACCTCTGCAAGAACACGATGTGCGTCAACCCCCACCACCTCGAGGTGGTCACCCAGCGCGAGAACATCTTGCGCGGCGACCACAAGATCGGGCGGGTGTATCGAGAGATGCGCTGTCTGCGCGGTCACGACCTGTCACTGCCCGACGCATTCACCATGTCTCCGACGGGCCGCCATTGCCGACTGTGTCAGGCGATCAGGCGCAAGGAGAGATACGAGCGAGAGCGCGGCGACAAGCCGCGCCGGCGATCAGCGCAGGAGGTGGGTTGCAGTGTCGACGGATGCGACCGCCCCCACTACGGAAAGACCCTGTGTAAGCGCCATTACAACGTGGCCGTGCGCCTCGATCGAAGTGCCTGACGTAGCGGCACTCGAAGAGGCAGTCGGGTACGTGCGCCACAGCGCCCTCGCCGACGACGACAAGCACGCACGCATCAACGTCCTCCTCGCCGTCCGTGAGCACATGCTCGGACGCTGCACCTGCTGCGATGCGTGACCCCCGCACGTCATCCCGCTACCAGCGCACACGCCGCGAGTACATCGCACGCCACGACAACGGCCACCCCTGCGCGCTATGCCACCGACCCATCGACCTGACCCTGCCGGGCACGGCCAAGTGGGGACCGACCATCGAGCACCGCATCCCCGTCCGCACGCTGCGGCTGCACGCCGAGACATGGGACGCGCTCGTCACGTTGACGTGCGACACCCGAAGCTGGGCACTGGCGCACTCGACTTGCCAGCAGCGCCAAGGCGCGCAGGCCGTGAACGAAGCGCGAAACCCGTCGGCGTCCCGCTGGTAACCACATACACCCCCGTCTGATCCACGGGGTTAGGAAGGCCCGTCACTCCTCCAGGTGACGGGCCTTCCGCATGCCTGGAGGTATGTCGTGAAGAAGCCCTGCTCAATCTGTGGCAAGGAACTTAAGGTCACGCCGAGCTCGCGCTCGGAGCCCGTGTGCCACGGCTGCCGGCGGTCGATGACTCGAGCGGAGAAGATCGCTCGCGGGATCATCGCCCCACAGAAGCAGTACCCAGACAAGGACTACTCGTACAAGAAGGCCCCATGCGACAACTGCGGCGGCCTTGCTTGGAAGCCGAACAGCAGGACGGGGACCGCATCCGACGGTCGACTGCTGTGCAGGGCTTGTCACTTCACGGTTCGCACAGTCGTCCCGCGTGAGCGCAAAGTGCGGGAACTGGCCTGCGCCTGGTGCCTGAGCATCTTCACGCCAAGTGGCAAGACAGTTCACCATTGCTCACAGTCCTGCGCTCAACGGAACATCGCGGCCAAGCGAAGCCGTTCGCGGACTCAGGGCAGCGGAACTCGCAGAAGCGACCGTGAGCGCGTTGCGCCCGGACTTCGCTACGCAGCAAGAAAGCGACTGCTGGCGAAGTGGAAGCGACAGGGCAGGGCGTGCACGTTCTGCCCGATGCCAGCATCCACGATCGACCACGCCATCCCGCTAGCAAGGGGTGGCACCAACTATGAGGGCAACCTCATCCCATGCTGCAAGGCGTGCAACTCCAGCAAGTCCGACCTACTCAGCACCGAGTGGCGCTACAGCAGGCCGCACGGTGGGACGGTCGGCTATGCACCATGGTTGGCCGATGCACTGAAGCGCCAGCCTGTAGTCAAAGCTGAGCAGAAGCCTAAGCCTGAGCGCTACTGCTACATCTGCGGCGGATCGTTCAGCGTGTACGGAGACAACCGGCGCACGTGTGGTGGTGAGTGCTCGATCGAGTACGCCAAGCGAGCGTCCCGCGAGGTCTACCGAGCGAGAGTCAACCTGCCACCGACGTGGCACTTGCCTACAAAGCCGCACGCGCAAGCCGCCTGAACATACGAAATTCTTTTCCCGTGTCGTGCAGGCGAC